ACTTAACAATAAACGAATTTTTTAATATACCTATCAGTTTTGAAACATCATCTTATACTGATACAAAACAATATCTTACAATCGAAGAACAACTACGTATAGAAGAATTATTAGAATCACAAAATCAACAATTAAGATCATTGCTTGAAACTCCTAAACAATTAATAAAAAAAATTGATACTATTCAAAGAAAAATTGATAAATTAAGTAAAATAAATCCCGAAGATTATGTTTCAAGTCCATCAAATAGTCCTAGAACTTTCTGTATTCCTTATAAAAATTTATTATTCAAAGATAAATTAATTTTATTAATGCATATTTATCAAAATAAAGCTAATTATAGATTCTCACATTTACACAATAAAAACGCATATATTATTGATCCATGTCAATATGTTAACAGATATAGTATTCTTAATTTATATAAACTCTCTACAGGCGATTCTTGCACTTTAGAATTACGTGCTAAACACGGGTCTAATGATTCCACGGAAATCAAATATTTTTGTGATCTAATTGAAAAGTTTTACGAAATTGCTTTACAATTAGATAAAGATAAACCACTTTTAGAATCACTTACCGAAATATTAGATATAGATGATTTAATATCTTTTAAAAATATTAATCCTAAAGATCTTAAATCTCAGTATTCTACATTAAAAACTACTTTTTTACCTAAATTATTACATTCTATATTTAAAGATGATTTAAAATCAATTAATTATTGGTTAAAACATTTAGATATTGTTAATAATTTAGATTTATTATAATATTTATAAATAAATGAGTGCCTATACTAAAGAACAATGTATAGAATTTTTAAAAGAATATAAACAATTTAAAAAAAAAACAATCACACGTGTTAAAAATCCAACTACAGGAAGATACTTAACATCATCCGCAACTATTGATGGTATTAAAGAAAAATGCAAAGAACAACATCAAGTAGAATCAAAATCTAGTTCTAGTAGTTCTCCTACAGTTAATTTTAACAATATTATTCCATTGTTTAAATTACCATTTGATAAAAACATTATTAATGCGTATGTTCCAAATTCTACTGATGCTATTAAAATTATTACAAAATATATTAAAACAAATCCAACAGATCCTAATGTTATACAATATAACAATATTTTAAAATATATTAGAGAAATTATTCCTGATTATAATCCACTTGAATGGGACAAAGATAGTACAGATATATTCGCAATGTTTAATCTTACATATACCGAAAGTTATCATTTAGATCGTGATCAACAAAATGTCAACAACAATATTAAAGGTGTTATTAATCGCAAACCTATTGAATATTTTAAAGATTTTGTATTTAACAATAATGACATTACAGATCGTAATATTGCTCTTAAAGTTATTCTTGAAATTATTCTAGAATATAATTCTCATATACCATATATAACTGAACGTATAGCTAATGCTAATCAAATATTAGATCTTTTATTACAAGATCAGGTAAAAAAATCATTTAGTTCTTTATCCATTTCATTTTCAAAAACACCTTCACCAAGATCTAGTTCTAGTGATAAAAAAGATCAATATATTAAATACTTATTACATACAGAACCTATAGTCGTAAATGAAGATGATCCTATATCAGGTGATAATTGGGATGATATGGATTCTACAAAATTAAAACATGTTATTAAAGTATTTTCTAACAACACAACATATGCTTTTTATGTCAAAGATCTTTATAAAATGTGGCATAATACTGTTAAAACAAATGATCCTAAACAACCTTTTGCAAATCCATATAATAGAGAACCTTTTACCGAAGAACAAAAAACTGAAATATTTGAAAAAATGAAATTAATGTATCCATCTATTAAACGTCCAATATTATGTAAAACACGTAAAGATATTAAATTAGTTATTAATCATTTACCTAATGATTTTGCAGTTGAAATACAATATACAACTGGACAACTTAATATCCCCCTTGTGAATATTGATATTCCTATGAGACACGTTCATATTAGTGATCTTAGATACTTTCCACCTGATATTATTGATAAAATTAAAGCACTTTTTGATAATAATAAAATATTAGGTAAAAAAATACCATTCAAATTACACAAAGCATTCGAACAATATAATAATAAAAATTTAACGAATGAAACTACTTACAAAGATTTTTGTAATCTTTTATTTTAAGAACCTATACAACCAACAATAATCTTCGTTCGCTAAAAATGTTGAAAACTCTTTATGATGATTTTCGGTTTTATTATCTTCTTTTTCTACAAATTTCATTTTCTTATAAAATTCTACATTACCATTTTTTCTTTCAATACACACTGTAAAATAATCTTTGTCATTATATATATTTAATAAATAATTCAATCCTAATTTTCCAAACCCTTTACGTTCATATCTATGATCTATTAACATAAACTCAATTGATAGAAAATTACCTACATTATCATCTTTATAATGTCTTTCGTAATATATTATATATCCTATAACTTTCTTATCTACACATATAAATATTCCTTTCCAATATGGAAATATAATAATATTACTACACATATTATTTTCATAATATTTATTCCAATTACTAAAACTACCTTTTTTATCATTTGAATATAACCAAGCATTAATATCATTAACATAGAATTTATTTTGTTTTGATAGTTTATATATTATTGTTTTATGAACTTTATCCACAAAATTTATATTTATACAATTCATTTTGCTCATCATAAAATATTACTATCATTTTTTTATATAAAAATGATAATATTATTATTTTTAACATAATGAACATTTGGCAAGAAGAAGATTGGCAACTTAATCACAAAACTCTTAATGAAATATTTCCTTTCATACAACTAGGATTACAAAAATATATTAATAAAGATATTACTATCAAAATATTATCAATTATCTATCATAATGATATTTTCAATTCACCTATTAGACCTATAAGACCACCTCACACTATTCCTAATGCACCTAAAAGACCTACAACAGTTAGAAGAAGAATAAACTTATCGTAAAAATGATATTTTAATTAATAATTTTTATTATTAATGGATGACATACAAATATATTATACACTTAGCTGATATACATATACGAACTGGAACTGAAACATATTCAAGATATAATGAATATTTAACAGTTTTTGAAAATCTTAAAAACTCGTTATTATTTAATAAAATAAATCAAGATAATGCTATTATTTTAGTAGCAGGCGATATATTTCACAATAAAAATAAAGTAGAAAACTTCGGTCTTAACCTTTTTAAACAACTTATAACTATCTTAACAACTATAGCAACTACTGTTATTATACCTGGTAATCACGATTTTTTACAACAATATCCAAATGATCCTAGTCTCTTAGATTCTATAGTATTAACTAATATAGAAAATCTATATTATCTTAATACTACTACTACAATTACTTTAGGTAATATAGGTATTTCTACAATATCAGTTAAAGATACTTTAATACCCGGAGAAGGATCGGGTATTATTAAAGATCTACCAGATTTTCCAAATACTTTTGATAAAAAAATAAAAACAAAAGTAGCATTATTTCACGGTTCTTTTTGTAAAACTTATTTTAATCATAATCAAGAAGTTGATTCTAATAATTCATATCCATTAGAAATGTTAAAAGATTTTGATATTGCTTGCTTAGGTGATATACATTTACATCAATCAAATATATACAAAAATTGTTCGTATGCCTACTCAGGATCACTTATTCAACAAAACTTTGGTGAAGATATAATAGATCATGGTTATCTTATTTGGAATATTAAAACTAAAAAATCTATACATATACCGGTATTTAATCCATATGGATTTGTTATTCTTAAACATATTAATGATATTTGGAATATCAAATATAAAAATAAACTAATACCAATTAATGATATTCTAAACAACCCTAATTTTCCTACCAATATCTCAATCCGTATTGATGGAACATACAATAATATTGATACGTTGTATAATAACCTAAAAACTTACAATATAACTATTACAGATTTTAAAAATCTTATTACTTCCATATCTAAACCTATTCAAAATACACCTAATCACACTACAGATACTAATTATTTTAAACTATATTTTAATGATCCAACTATTACTGATTATATTGATAATCCACATAAACTTTATTTACCTTCCAAATATAAAAAACAAAATGAAAAGATAGCTCAAACAATAACAATTTACCAAAATGCCATAGAAACTGATAATAAAATTAAAATTTCAAATAATAATTTCGTTATTAAAACCTTAGATTTTGAAAATTGTTTATGCTATAAAATGGATAATAAAATTAATTTTCAACAACTTAATAACAAATCAATTATTATTAATGCACCTAATGGTTGTGGTAAATCTGCATTATACGAAATAATATGTTATGCTATTTTTGGTGAATCTATGCCTTCTAGAACTAGTAAGAAATATTCAGCTTCTTTCATTAATTCTAGTGCAACCAAAGCAACTACAAACATACTTATTTCTATTGATAATATTGATTATAGAATTAAACGTAGTTTTAAAAGAAATGATAATTCTTTAAAATCATATGATACAACTGTATCTAATGAATCTATTAATATTTCAGGTCTTACATTAACTAAAAAATGGCTTGAAGATAATTTAGGAACAATTGAAGATTTTCTTAAAACTTCGATGATAACACAAGATTTTGATTTCAGTTTTCTTAATTTAGACCCTAAAAATATTAAAAAACATATTGATAATAATATAAATTTAAATGCTATTATTAAATTTAAAGATCTTATTAAAGACTGTTTAAATGCTTATAAAGATGTGTTTCAATCTATAGATTCTAAATTATTAGAATTAAACAATAACATAATTGAAATAGATTTTAATATCACCTCAATTACTGATAATATTGAACAATTAACTAATACAAAAGAATCACTTTACAATAATTTAGAATATATTGATTATACTAAATATCCTTTAGATAAACTTGAAAATACAATCCAAAATAATATTGATATCAAAAATCTTAAAGATTATAATCAATTACTTAATACACCAAAACCAACTAATAATTATAATTTAGATCAAATTAAACCGTATATTAATACAGATTTTAAAAAATTAGAAGAAAAACTTATACAACTAAACACTATTAGACCACGCAAACCCAATAACACTACAATAATAGATAATACTTTAGATCTAATTTCTTTACATTTTGGTAATATTGAAACACTTCATAACATTGTTAATACATATTCTAAATATCCTTCAAATAATAAAACAACTATTAATATTAACAAATTAAAAGATCTTAATACTTTACAAGAATCTCTCAATTCTATTAATAATAATATTAATATTAATAATACAACTATTCAAAATATTCAAATTACAATTAATGATCTTAATAATTCAATACATGCTTTAGATTATATTAAAAAACCTCTTATATCTATTAAGGAAGCTGAAGAAGCTATTGAATATTTTAAATCTTTAGAAATTAAATATCCCAATAAATACATAATATTTGAAAAATATACAAAACAACTAACAGAATTAGAAAAAGAATATATTAAACCAACAATAGAATTAGAATTATGTAATAAATATATTGATGAATATAATAAGTTAAATAGTCTTAAATCAACTTACGATATTCAAATCAATATTAATACTACTATAGAACAATTAAGTGAATATAAATTAACTGAATATAATCCAGAATGTCATATATGTATGAAACAAAGTTCAGTTATTAAGAAATTAGAATTAGAAAATAAACTTACGACTCTTAACAATAGCATTGATTTATGTATTCTTAATTTAAAAATGTATATTAAAAGATTTAATTATCTTGAACATAATTTAGATCATTATAAAAATACTATTAATCAATATACTATAGAATATACTATTAATAATATTAAAAATAAAAAAATTTTTAAATGGATTCAAGATTATAATGAATTAAAATCTAATATTAATTATTATACAGATAGCATAAAACAACATAAACAATACGAATTATATAAAACAACCTTAAATGATCTTAATAGTAATATTAAAATAAAAGTAAATGAACTTAAATTACTTCAAGACGACACAAATAAGCAACTTCATATTGATAAAAAAAACCTAGAAAATGATCTTAATACATTATATTATACAATAAATTATGCTTATACATTGTATGATTCTTATTTAGCAATTGAATATAATAATTGGAATGAAAATATTAAAGCTATTGAAAACACACTAAAGTTTAAAGAACCGGTTAAGGATTATAACAATATTGAAGATTATAAACAATTAGAATTATGGAATACATATTATTATAATGAAGAATTAATTAACTATGCTAAAAAGCATTTTAAACGTAAAACTATACTTAATAAAATTAAAGATATTGAAAATGAAATAAATGAATTAATTATTTATAAAACTAATATGATTACACATTTTGATAGTTTTTCAAAAAATAAAATTGAACATAACATTTTAAATACTTTACAAATTAATATTAATCATTCAATTATTACATTTAAAAGAATACTTGAAAATTACGATAATTTTCAAAAATGGATTTACGATACTCACATATTACCTAATATCATTTCAACTGTTAATAATATTATCAAACAATCTACAATTAACCCTTTCATTATTAATGCCTTTGTAGAAAACGAAGGTATTCAATTTTCTCTTAATAATACAATATCAATTAATAAAGCTTCAGGATTTCAAAGATTTGTTATTAATATTGCTTTACGTATGGCTTTTCTACAGATTTACAATAATAAATGTTTTTGTTTGCAACTTTTCATAGATGAAGGTTGGACAAGTGCTGATGCAAATAATCGCACTTTAATTCCTACGGTGTTAAATTATCTTTTAACACAATTTAACAGTGTTATTCTTGTATCACATATTGATGAAATTAAAGACATTACAGATATATCAATTAAAATTAATAAAAATAAAGATTATTCGCAAATACAATATTCTTAAATTTTAACAACTGTTAAAATTACAGTCTTATTTGATTTAAATATAATACTTTCAATTTTATTAATTAGATCATCATTATCTTCTTGAGGAATACACAACAATCTAATATTTTCGCTATCTAACAATATTAATATAATATCCATATTATTCTTAATAACAAAATTAGCTAATTTATTCTTAACAGGTTCTATATGTTTTTTCTCTAATGGAAATGAAATATTGTTTTCATCTAAAAAACTACGTATCATTAGCATTTCTTTTGCAAATAATTCATTATTTTTTACAATAGATTCACGATCTAAGACATCACAGTTTTTTTTAAACAAATTATATAATCTTACTTCATTTTTGTGAGGTTTTTCATATATACAATTAGCTGAATAATCATATTTTTGTTCAAAAATAGGCATTTATATAAATATATATATATGGATATCATTTTTTAATTTACATATTGTTTCAATTTATCATTAAAATCACGTGTTATTTTAGTTAGTTCGGCTAATGTACTTGGTGGAGGATCAATTGGAAATCGAGGTAAATTAACTAATATTTTAGTAATGTCATACACTTTTGAAGAATATCCTTTATGATATGGATATTTTTTAACTTGAATTAACTTGGTATTCTTCATACCTTCATCAATTAATTTAATAGTATCTTCTGTTAAATAATCTTCATCAATAATTGCACCTGTAAATAATCTTTTTTTATGTACTCCACCAAAATGAAAAGATCTATCAATCCACAATATACCAAATTTTATTCCACCTACTTCTATTTTACCAAGTAAATCATAAAACTCAAAATTATAGTAATCTCTTTCTTTATATTCATATGTTAACATTATTTTTTCACTTTTTAATGAATCATCTAATGTTTTTTCTGTTGTAAAATATTTTATCTTTTTATAAACCTCTTTTAATTGGTCTTCGGTTAATGAAACAGAACCTAACGCTAAATTAAAAGGTACTGATCCTTTATTATAGCAATCTAATATATAATTATACAAAGGAATAGTATCATAACAATGTGTTATTTTTTTACCATCATCTAAAGTTGATGTTATTTTTGATAAATATTTAATTTTTTTAAGTGGTAAATCACTTAATTTCTTTTGTGTTATTGGATCTAATTCATTTAAATTGCAACCAATATACTTTTGTCTTGGTGATTTACCGGAAGGACTTAATTTTGTATATTTGTTAAACTTATTTGCTTCTAACGCTAAGTTAAGTTTTAAATCATCTAATTTACCTGTTCCACCACTTTGTAACCAATAATTCATAAAATCTTGTTGTTCTTTTGCTCTAACTCTATTACTTTTTCCATATGAACCTTTCTCAAACTTTTCTAATATTTTTTCTTTTTTACTTTCTGTTAATGATTTATTTAATTTTTTTGTTGGGGTATATAACATTGTTAATGCAGATTTTCCAACATCACTTTTTGCTCTTGATAATGTAACTGAAAAAAATGGTGATAATCTTTTACCCATATATTTATCATTATATTCTTTTAATGCTTTATCAAAGGATTTCAATTGTTTTTTATATTCTTTTAGTTTTTTATCTTTCTCTGATGATGATAAATTACTATCTAAAACTGGTTTATCGGGTATTTTAGGTGGTTCTGGTACATTAACATAAGGATCTTTTATTGGTTTATAACTAGTGGGTGTATTTGATTCTTTGTGTAATATTTGAATATCAAATATTGCGGTAATAAAAAATAGTCTTATATCTTCTTTATTTAACTGGCTATCAATATCACATAAATCATTATTAACATCTAAACGTATATCAAACCTAGCATATTTATTATGTCTCACATTATATATATGTCTATGATGAATTATATCATAGACAGATTGCCATAATAAATCTAAATACTCTTTAATTTCTTTTGTTCCACGTAAACTACATAATGTTCCAAATATTATATTAACTATTGTTTTCAATCTATATATATTATAGTCTATTGAATCACTAATTACATTTGTTACATTACCTATACTTTCACCATATAAGAAATAATCATCAAATATTGTAGTTTGTAATTGACTTATTGATTTTAAATAATAAGACATTTCATCAATATATTCTGTAAATAAAGCTAATAATGGTGGGATTTTATATGGCCATTCATTTACTGAATCCTTTTTAACTTTAAAATTAATATCTGTTTTATGTGTCATACTTTCAATTATTTCATAACAATCTAAATCTTTTGCTTTTGTAGTTTTTATTTGTTCTTCAATTGTTTCATACAAAAATAATTGATAATCAATATAAGTTTCTTTAATTTTACTATCAAATATTTCTTTATTAGGAATCAGATAATAATGTAAAAATAAATGATCATATACTGTATAACCACCTACTGATGCTTTTTTATAGAATATAGATTTATGTGCTTTTAAAAAATCAATCCAATTCTCATTTGGATAAATATTATTTAATTCTTCAATATAATCCATATCTTTAAAAACATAACAACAATCATTTGGTAATGATTTTCTTATTTTCTCAAATACTTCAGGTTTCTTCATATCATCTTGAGACAAGCTACTACATAAATGTAATAAACATTTTTCATATATGTTTGCATATTCACTTTTATTTACGATAGATACTTTAATTGCTTTAGATGTAAAAGGATCTATTTTAGGGTTTGCTTTCCACTGCTTAATAATATTATCCATATTTACTGCTGAACTTACAGCTTGTTGTAAATTACTAGATAACATTACATCTTTTGATATTTTAATAAAATCAGTTGAAGGAATACTATCAAATAATTCTACATCATCTTTAAACTTTTCTTTATTTTTTAAAAACCATTTTAATATTGAACTATATGTTCCATATTCGTTATCTGTATTAATTTTTATTTTTGCACCTGTTAATATATTAGTTATTTTACCATTATGTACTCCACTATATTCAATCGCAATATCATCTAACCAATCTGTAATACGTTCGTAATCTCTAGTATATAAACTATTTAATTTTTTAAATAATTCATTTTCTTTTTTCCTTTGTGTATCTGTCATTTTACTATAATAAATATAAAAATGAAAACATAAAAAAATAAACATATATGAGCAATCCTGCAAAATATAATAATATTATTCAATACGGAGATTTTCTACCTAGCAATTACAAACAAAATCTAGATTTTTTTGAACAATTGTTTAAGGAAACTCCTATTAAAGATAAAGTTATTAGGACTACTTATAACACTACAACTCCAATCAGAAATACATACAATCCTCTATATTACAACATAGTTGAATATCTATTAACTGAATTATACTTAACTGACAGTACTAACCGTAGATTTAATCTTAATAATATTTTAAAAAAAATTAGAAATATTAAATCATTGTCTGATATTGATGAAATAATTGATAATGATCTATATAATCTGTGTATTAATACAAAAACACAAAAATGTATAAATATTGTTGAAAGTAATGATCTTGATATATATTATAGAAAATCATTTAAATGTGTAAATATCATATTTGTTATTAAAAATACAAATAACACTATCAATATTCAAATACCAAAGAATAAAGAATATAATCCAAATATGGTTGGTAAAGATCACATCATTTATATAATGGATTATAAACAATTAAATAGTAATGATAAAGATAACTTTCTATATAACTGTATAAATAATACTTTTTCTATAAATGATGTAAGTAATGAACATCTAACCATACTTAAAAATACTTTAGGTTTTCATTATTCTAGAAATAGTAATATTAATAGACATATGTTTTTTCCAAATATTGAAAACATTCTTGATATGTATATAGCTTGTGATAATAATAATAATCTTGAATTATTATATTCTATTATTAAATCAACACCATATGATAAAAATAAAGATATTATCAATAATCTAGAATTACTAGAAACTATACAAAAGATATCTAATAGATATTTATATATATTTCATAATATTAAAGATATTAGATTACCTACACCCGGTATAATAGATAAAAATGAATTACAAATATTTCATAAAGTAGCTACTAGTTAATTTTATTTATGTAAAATTACTTTTTTCAAAACACCAAGAAAATCATCTTTCATATTTTTTACATTCATTATAATATTAACATTCCAAAGATCACTAGCAATATTTCCAAACTTACCATTTTTACTACCGGATTGTAGATTACCATCCACATCATAGAATATTACTGTATCTTCATTTAATGTAATATGTTTTTTACAATTAATAATTCTATCTTTAATATTAAGAGCAATATTATTTGTTCGTGTTTCAACTTTTCTATAATTACCACCTGGAATAAACTCAATATTCTTCTCTTTATCCAATTTAATATTATTATTCTTTATCTCCAATGATCTCATCATTGGTTCATTAGGACAAATAACAATATAACAATTACCTTCTTTACGTAAAAATATACAATTTGTTCCATTTAGATGTAAGCATTGTGGTTTAACACAATTTTGAATAATACAGATATCAAGTGAATGAAATGTCATATATTATATTGTATAATGTTATCATTTTTTATATAAATTATATTTTATGATAGTCTATATATTCTATACAACCATTTGGATTACATATCATTATTTCATCGTGAAATGCTGAACCTTCAGTATTTGTTTCATTTACTCTAAAATATATCCATCCATTATAACCTAAATTTGTCATACTACATATAAAGTTAACTAATAAAATATCAAAAAACTCTTCTGATTTTCTTTCAACTTTTGTTGGTGTTTTAGGAGATCCTATTGTTCCATTTGGTGTTTTTTTTGCTTCATAATTACCTAATGTATCAGTAATTAATTCACGTAAATTAACTTTCCATTTCTTTTCAAAAAAATCTTCTTCAGTTGGATAGCTTTTTTTCCAATTTGGATATGTATTCCATGTACTTAATTCATTTTCATAATCTTTTAATAAATATTTATTTCTTTTAACATCTTCCATTGTTAAATTTTTTATATATCTAAATAAGGTTGTTATTGTTTTAAGACTACTTATATCTAATAAAACTATATCTTCTACAATTTTAAATTGTAGATCAACACCTGTTCTTTGCGTTCCATATAAAGAAGCTGTATTTTTATCCGCAAAAAAATATGAAGACATTGTTTTTAACATTGCATCAGTATCTTTGTTTTCAATATCAACATTGCTATTTTTTCTATCCTTTATATTAATACCTTTCCATAAATAATATTGTTTTGGAATTATAAAAAAATCTAATCCATTTGTGGTTTTATATTTTAATTCTGCTCTTTTAAAAAAATTATACAAATATTCTTTTTTTTGTCTTGGTGTAAATAAATATTTTATATGTGAAATAATATAAGTTTTTATAGCTCTGAAACTTTCCATTTATATTATTGTAATATTTGTTTTATCTGAAAAAAATATTTTATATTCTTCACTTGTATATTCTTCAACTTCCGGAATTCTATTATCTTTATCTGCTAAACATTCATGACATCTTGATTTTTGACGATTATGAGGACAAATACTACCTCCTCCACATTCATGACATCTTGATTTTCTACGATTATGAGGACAAAGTTTAGGAATATAACCACATTCATAACATCCTGATTTTTGACGATTATGAGGACAAATTTTAGGAATATAACCACAATCTTTGCAAGCATATTTATTACGATTATGAGGACAAATACTCTTACCCCCACATTCATAACATCTTGATTTTTGACGATTATGAGGACAAATTTGAGAACCTCCACATTCTTTACAATTGTATTTAATACGATTATGAGAACAAATAGATGAACCTCCACATTCTTTACATCTGGTTTTTCTACGATTATGAGGACACTTAGGCATTAATAAAATATAATTAATGCTATCATTTTTTTATTATAATTAAGTTTTTTATAAAATTTTGCAATATTAATATTTATTTTTGTAGTTCTGTAACATTAACAGTTTGATCATAATACCAATTTGGAATAATTTGTATTTTAATAATTTTATCGGTAATAGTAGTATCTTTTTTCCACTTAGGGATAATAATTTGAAGATCAGTATTTTTCATTTCTATAATTTATATCAATAAATTTGTTATCATTTTTTATTATTTTAATTTTTCAGAATTATGAGAACAACATTATTAATGACATTTTGATTTTTGAGGATTATGATGACACTTAGGAATTAATAAATATTACTGTTTAGCTAAAAAAGAAATAATTTCATATTCTTCTTTTGTATATTCTTCAATTTCAGGAATTGTATTATCTTTATTTGCTAAACATTCTTTACATTTTGATCTAATTTTAAGATGTCTGCAAATTTCACTACCTCCACATTCTTTACACTGTGATCTTCTACGTTTATGTTGGCACATTGACGAACCACCGCATTCATAACATCTTACTTTTTGACGATTATGAGGACACATTGAAGAACCTTTACATTCATAACATTCAGTTCTTCTACGATTATGAGGACAAAATGAAGATCCTCCACATTTTTTACATTGTGATTTAATACGATTATGAGGACATATTTGACTACCATTACATTCAGAACAAACTGATTTTTGTTTTTTATGAATACATATTTGAGAACCTCCACATTCACAACAACTTGATTTTTGGCGTTTATGAATACATATTTGACTACCATTACATTCTTTACATTGCGATTTTCTACGATTATGATTACAAATTTGAGATCCTCCGCATTCTTTACATTGTGATCTAATACGATTATGAAGACAAATACTACTACCACTACATTCTTTACATATGTATTTTCTACGATTATGAGGGCAAAGTTTAGGAATATAACCACATTCTTTGCACATATATTTTATACGATTATGTTCGCATATTGAAGAACCTTTACATTCTTTACAAATTGATTTTCTACGATTATGAGGACACTTAGGCATTAATAAAATATTAATAGTATGTTATCATTTTTTTGCTAAAAAAGAAATAATTTCATATTCTTCTTTTGTATATTCTTCAACTTCAGGAATTGT